CTGTTTGACCAGCTGTAATAGCAGTAGAAGCACCAGAAGCAACTCCATCAACGACAATTGTTGTAGATGCAGTAACCGCACCGTTAGTAGTCATAACACCACCAGCAGTACTGTCAAGAATAATTGCGTCTTGACCATCAGCTGTTGCAGTTCCTTCTTGTTTAATTCCAAGAACAGAAGTTCCATCTTCTCTGTTTAATGCAGAAGTACCAGCAAAAATAATACCTGTACTTGTTGCATCATCACCAACACCGTCACCGTTAAATCCAATGAAACCAGCATCAGCTGCTTGTAGTTTTCCACGGAACACTAGTGAGTTGGTTCCAGTACCAGAGAAGTACTGAGCAGCAATTGTGTTGTCTTCAACCATATCAGTTGCACCGATACGAGACAATAGAATGAATGCTTTGTTTGTGATAACCTGATCTTCTGTTGCGGCAGCAGATGTAATATCAACTGGCTCTTCAAAGTTAACAGTGATATCGAATAAAGCACCATCAGCATATGCGCCGTCTGTCCATCCGATAGACCTTACGTTAACAGAACCACCAATTACACCACCCTGTAAACCAGAGATGGCAATTAAAATTTCTGGATCAGCATCATTATTATCATTTCCAGATGCAGCAAGGCCAGGAGCTAATGCCCAACCCCCTTTGTTTGTTACTATGTCCGATATTGCTCCGTTATTTCCAGATGCATTTCCATCTTCGGAGTAGTTTTTAGGACGCGATGCAGCAGCAGCTGTATTTGACCATAAACCCATTTTTATTCTCCTTTAATCATTAAAGATTATGTTTCTTTCTATTTATAAATCTATACTACTTGAAACCTAAAGATTTCAATTTGTTTATGGTTTTTCCTACATCTGTGTGATGTACGCCAATTCCACCCTTTGCTTCCCACTCATTAATATTTTTAATATAATCATCTATTAATATATTTGGTTCACCATCTTCTTTTGCATAAGCTTGTTTTTGTGCTCTTTTAACTAATTTTATTTTATAATTATTAATATTAGTATTCTTTCTTAACCACCTTATCTTACCACTCTTAGATGATGGGTCTTTAGTACTAAAAGCAGATAATATTAAAGGATCATATCTACCAATAAATTTATATAACCTTTTTGCATTTGGCATCCAATCTAAATTTGCCCAAAAATCTTTTGTCTGGGTTATCTTATTCCAGCGTTCAGCTTTATCAATTGATGCGAAATCCCCACCAATAACATCTTCAGCGCCTTTTATAAAATCTACAAGAACATTATCCATATCACAGTAAATAAGAGGTAATTTGTCATTTGAAACTTCTAGTAAGTTTAACAAGTCTTTCATAAATTATTTTTTCTTTTCTTTAATGGTTGGTTTGATATCAATATCTGCAACCTTTTTACCCGTCATTGTTATACTACTACCTTTAACACCATTTGTCAAGTCTTTTTTTGTTTCTTTTGCAAAAACATTTTTACCTTCCTCAAAATCCCACATTTTAGCTAAAGTCTCTCTCATTGATGCAGCTTTCTTAGTTACTGTTTCAGACCATGCTTTCTGGCCAGGAGTTGAATTTACAGTATGCTTGAGATACTTCTCAGTTCCAATCTCAAAAGACTCAGGAACCATTTTTTCATAATTGGACATCAATGTTTTAATAGTTTTGACATCTACTTTCATTGCTTTAGCAATCTGCTCAGGAGTTTTCTTGTCCTTAATCATTTGGTGTAGGTCTGACATTTTACCTTCATCAAGGTCAAGTTCTTCTTTTACTTCATATGTTTTACCAGAAACAACAAAGGTCTTTTCACCCTTGTCTTTGGCAGACTTTAGTGCCATTCCAAATGCATTACCTTCATTTTTGTCTTTCTTTATTGCTTTTGCAACAGTCTTACGTCTTTTTGCAAGATACTTATCAGATGCATCCTTGTCTCCATCGTTGTCGATGTCTCCATCTTCTTTACCAACTGGATCAAGTTTTTCTTTCTTTACACCAGATGCTTCTTGAATCCCATGTAAAATATTAAACACAGACGACTCAAGACTATTTTCCTTAATCTCCAAATATCGTTTTCCCATTACTTTTCTCCCTTGAGTTGTTTGTTTATAATACCAAACTTTGATTCTTTAATTGTTTCTTCTTTAATTGCTTTTAACAAATCTTTATACGATTTAGAAATCTGCATTTGAAATTTCTCTTTATCTGCTGGGCGGCGCAATTTATTGAACTTATTTTGAACTGCTTGTGCAATTTTTGATGAAACTTTCACTTTCTTCTTATCACCAAATTCAACTTCCATATCTCCACGTAGACTTACAGACTTTCTTAATTGCATTATAATATTCTTAGATGCAGCCTTTACATCATCATCAGATGCAAAAGTATCTACATCAGCAGGATCAACCGATTTACCTTTATGCATGGCCTTCATTGCATCAGCACGAGCAGATGCTTCATCAAGGTCAACTTCTTCACCAAACAGATTAGATTGGCCACTACGAAATTTTTCTGCTTCTTTAGCACTATTATATGGTTTGCCAATATCCACAAATTTACCTTTGGTCATTTTTTGAATTTGGAATTTACCATCTTTGGTCTTGATAATTTTAATAGTCCCTTCTTTGGATGCTTCATCAAGATCAACTTCTTCTTTGATCAATTCTTCATCATCGTAAGATTGAACCTTACCATCAGAAAATTTTACAGTATAAGCACCTTTATTTCTTCCTGTACCAACTTTGTGGATAACTCCAGATTGTCCGTTATGAGTTTCGCCCTCAAATTCAGTATCAATCTTTACTTTGTCTCCCGTCTTAAAACCTTCATCAAGATCAACTTCTTCTTTTTTAGGAGCGTCATGAGTATATCCCATCTTCTTCATTCTTAGATGGTCATCCATAGTGTCTGCTTTGTAACCTTTACCAGTTTTTGGATCATACATCATATGGGTTTTGAAATCATCTGCTTCTTCTTTTTTAGGTTTATTACCACGTTCTTTTTTAGATATTGCAATTGCGGCCTGTTGTGCCATTGAGACAGCTTCTTCAATCTCTGGATAATTTTCAGATTTCATAACTACTTTTGCAATACTCGCAAAAGCACTTTTTTTACCTGTATTAATCAACTTGGTAAGTTTTTCACGATTTTTATCATTGACTTTATCAAGAGCTTGAGTAACAGCAGATGCAGTAAACAGATCAACTCCCATTTTGCCATCAGAAAACTTAATAGGTTGCATTTGTTTGTTCTTAACGATGTTACGTAATACAGCAACATTGTCTTCAGAAAGATACATATTATTATATACCTCACTCATAGACTTTCTATAACTACTCATATTCTTTAACCTTTCATCAAATCTGTTACTGATTTACCAGACCAAAATTTACAAGACCAATATCCGGCCGTTGTTTTATCTTTCTTTTGATCGCAATTGTGTCTAGCTCTAAATGCTTTTCTACGTGCTGGATCATCTCGTTTAATCTCCATATTTGGATCACCAAACTCAACTTTTACCACGTTTCCTTTGTCATTTTTTACATAAACTTTATATTTCTTTATATCACCTTTTGTAGGATTATTTAGTTCTTTTCCACTCTTATCATCCACTTCTGTGATTTCTCCCCACTTATTGAACGATTTTATATCCTCTTGCATCTCTTTTGTTTTCTTTTTCATCTTATCAATATATGTGCGATACACAGATGCTTCAGCAGTCTTACCCATTTCTTTTGCACGTTGTTCCATAGCAATTGCAGCTTGTATCTTGTGTGCGTGAGTTTTTCCACTACCTATAATCTTTTTTACACTTGATTTTGCAGTATCTACATCCTTGAAACCTAGACCTTGAATAGTGCCTACTGGATTCTCATCCGTATATAAATCAGAATGTTTATCACTTCCAGCTGGTTGACCTTTTTTACGAGGTATTCTAGGCTCTTCATTTTTTGGAACACAATTAGGAACCATTTTTCCACTTTTCTTTTTCATTCCAACTTGTTTATAATCATCCCAACAAGCTTCTTCAATTTGTTCAACTTGTTTTGCAAGGTCTTTGTCTGCCTTACCCCAAGTACCAGCAGATTTAGTTGTGAATGAATTAACTCTTGCAAATGCCCACTGTTGTGGAGTTGCGCCTGGACGGTGACCTGTCTTATATGCAGCCATACCACGATCATACACTTTCTTTAGAATACTATATGGCATACCAGATTTCTCTGCTTTATTTACAAGTCCAGTAATCTTTTCATCAAGTTCAACTCCTTCTACCTGTGTATCAAGATAGTCAGACATATCATCAAGACGAGACACAGCAGTTGCAACTTTGTTTGTCCACCATGTAGGAAGACTATCTTCATCACCAAGTTTACTTAATTCACCTTGCATCTTCTGAAGAGCTGACATTGCAACCTTCACTTTATTTTTCATAGATGCAACATCAGTATGGCCATCCTCATTTAACGAATGTATAGCCTTATCAATTAAAGATTCATTCTTAGAAAGATATGCGGCAATGGCCATCTCTTTACGTTTCTTTTTAGATTTTCCTTTGAACTGAGGTGCATCAGAGTCAACAAAATCATCTATATAATCTCCTTGGTCTGCATTTTTACTAAGAACTTCTTCCTTACCAAATGCTCTTTCTTGCCAATTATAAGATTCTTTATCTTTATCTATAGGCCCACCCTTTGCCCAAGTATGACACGCTCTTGCAGAATGGCATTTGAAGTGATGCATCCAACAATAACCAAGTTCTCCATCATCATCAGAGGTAGCTCCTGGCAAACAATCTTCCATTCTAGGAGAAACATCAAATGCTACACAATTTTCACATAATGATTTCTTTGCAGCTTCTACTGAAGTTTTCCAATGCTTAGCAATTTTTTCCCAATAGTCAGCAGGTTCATCTACATTAAGTGGGCCATAGTTATACTTTTTAGTTGCGTGATCTCTGTTCTTGGTATTGATAGCTAAATCTTGTGTTGCAGGAGGGCAATCCATCTTTTTTTCACCAAACATCTGTTTGAACTTCTTAGTATGTTTAGATGGTTTAGTTTTTGCGCTATCGCCAGGAGCAGGGCCAGACTTCTTTTTCTTAAAGTGAGCATCTCTTTTATCTTTAGTAGACTTTGCCATATCACCATCATAATACTTTGCGGGTTGTGTACCCTTCTTATCATCAATATCTTTATCTTGTTTGACTTCATTTATTTGATCAACAAAATCTTTAAATGTTTCAATTTGAAATTCTGCTTTAATTTCCTTGGGGAGTTTACCATCATCAACTAGTTTGTTGATATACTGAATAAGAGTTCTACCCGTGTGTCCTTCATAATTACGGGCAATTTTATCTGCTATGTAAGAATGGGTTTTGTTTTTTAGTTTTGGGTTTACCAAATCATCAACATATTTTTTTGTCATTTTTTCAAAATCTTTGGGGTGACTCATCTGATCAAGTTTTGCTTTTGCTTTCATGAACCATGACATTTCATCAAGGTCAACTTCTTCTTTTCTTCTTGAAAGTGCGTTCTTTTTCATGAAATCTTTAGGAACACCCTTTAGAAATCTCTTAGTTAAATTAGTTGCTTTCTCATAGTCTGCTTTTGCTTTTTTGTATGCTGGACTAGACTTTACTTTATCAGAAGTCATTCCCATTTGACCTTTTGGAAACTTTTTCAATTTTACACTTGCATCATCCATTGCTTTATTCAACTGTGCATACATTTTTACAAATGTTTCATAATCTTTTCTGTGGTCTGATGCTTCTCGTAATCGTGGCTCTCTACGATTTAAAGATGGGTCTTCATTACGTAGATTAGTAGGATCATTATTCATAGGATTATTATCCTTGTGTCCTACATCCATACCAATCTTAGTCTTATCACCCATAACCCTACGAGCTTTATTTCTTGAGGATCGTCTTGCAATCTGTTCTGGTGTTCCTTGATAGTTTACATATTCCTTTGCATAGTTACGCTCATCAAGTTCTGTACCCTCAATAATCTTATAACCCTTTTCAATAAAATTATCAACCTCATCAGCAGGAACATTCATAATAGTTCTCTGTCCCTGTTTACTCATACGAACAAACTCTTGACCTTTCTTATCTTTAAATATAGCAGGTTTACCGGAGGCAACACGGGATTTATCAAACTTTCTTAGTTTGTCTAATGCAGACATTCTAGCTTCATCAACTTGAATATCATGTAACCATGCCTTATGAACCTTACTATCTTCTGATACAAAAGAAAGATAGTTTGTACCCTTACGAACAATCTCACCTGTAATACCTTTTGATTCTACAACATCACCAACATTCCAAATCTTACCTGTAAGATAAGCATCACGTACCTGTTCAAAGTCTGACATATCTCCCATGTCACGCTCTTCACGTATATCCATACCTTTACGAACATCACTATAAAGTTTATCACCATCTTTGAAACTAGAAGGAACTCCTTGTAAAAAAGAATCCTTATCACCATCAGCAGCTGCAGCTCTCATCTTTGATGCAGACATTCCCGATACACCTTCTGCATCAGGATCACGTTCTCCAGCAGATATAACTTGAATGTTATCAAACTCATAAAACCCGTGTGTAGATTCAACTCCATCATATTTTTCTAGTAACTTTGTAAATTCAGCAACACGATCAGAACCAACAACCATAATGATTGATTTGTGTCCCTTGTCAAACAATACCTTTGCAACTTCAAATACATTTCGTGCTTTAGAAATCTTTATGTTCTTTGCATACTTCTTATACATCTTCTTCATGTATGCAACTTTTAACCCGTGAGGTAATGGATTCTTTGCTGGATCATTTGAGTGTGTGGGAAATACGGACATAGAAGCATTGTTCTGTTTTGCAACAGAGTCCATTTTCTTTATTAGTTTTTCATGACCTGTGGTTGGTGGATTGAAACGTCCAAGTGTGAAAACTTCCGTATCACCACGAGCTTCAATTAAATCTTTAAATTTACGCATCTGATTTATCTGCCCTAGCTTTTTTAATTCTTTCCATTTCTTGTTTTCTCAATTGCAATGCCATCTTTTTAGAAATTTTATCTATTTTTTTACCATACTTTTGCATTATAAGTTGATCAACCTTAACTTTTTGTTGTAGAGACATATCAGCATATGAGGGGTAAAATTTATCTCTAAAAGATTGTGTGGCTTTTTTTCTAGCAGCCATATGAAGTTTTGCGGGATTACGCATCTTGAGTAATGCTTTTTTCTTTTTAAATTGAAATGCTGGTGATCTTGCAAGTTTTGCCATACGGCGACCCATCTTCTTTCGAGTCTGCACTGACATAACTTCAAATAATTCTCTAAATGTTTTCATTTGTCCCATGCCTTTATTGCAGTAAAGTTATTATACGAAAATTCCATACGATCTACTAGTTTAACTGCACCACCACTTACTCTATCAATTGCCACATATCCCTCTGGATTAGTGACTTTAAATCCATTTTTGGTCTTTACAAATGTATCTGTTAAACCCTTAACACTATTTAGTTTCTTTACTATCTGCATTTTTGCATCAACTAATAAATTTTGAAAAGTAATGATTTGTATTAGATTTGTAGTATTTTTTCTAACTTCTCGCATATACTCTTTTTGTTGATTTTTATATTTGTCTTTTCCAGCTGGAGATTTTACTTTATCTATCTGTTTCTTTATAGAATCAAAAACCCACTTCTCATAACCTTTTGCATGAGCAGCAGGATTAGAAATGATTTCTCCTGCACGAACCTTTGAATTATTATAAGTCTTTAAACTAGCACCAGCGAGTGTTCCTGTCATTTGACCTTGCAGTACTAGAAATGACCTTAACTTACTTGCATTAATCTTTTGAAAAGTCTTACCAGTTTGTGATAGTACATCAGTAATTTTCTCTGTCTCTGCGGCAGTAAATGTTGCTTTTCCAGAAGCATCCTTGTATGTTGCATCATCCATCCACACACTAGAAGGTTTCTTCAAACTAGAAATGTCTGCACCAAAGGATGCTTTCATTCCCTGTAGAGTTTTCCCTGTATATGTTGTATGCCATACGATACCTATTTTTGATGTTTTTAATAGTCTACCAAAATCACTATTAACAGGTGCAGCATAAACGATAGTATTAGGCTGAAAAGTATAGTACTTCTTCCCATCAATCGTATCCGTTTCGATATCATCAGTGAACATAAGATCGCCTTGAAGTACTCCCTTAATGCCCAGTTTTGAAAATTCTCGTAATGCAACTTTAAACTTGGAGTTGAGGGTGCCGGATAAATCATCATCTATTTCCTGTTCTGTTTTGTATAATTTAGGATTTACGTTGAACACTGATTTCTTTGCAACAAAGAAGTCACCTGTCTCTGGTTCTATACCCGCAAACATAGCAGGAGCGCCATCCCACTTAACAGTCATATTGACAGAAGATCGACTTGCACCAGCCAACATGTCTCTAAGAGATCGTAGAAAGTTAAGAGCAGCACGACCACCTTCTACACCATAGTTGAGTATCTCATCTTCTAGATGTTCTAGGTGAAGGTTTTTGCCACCCTTGTCTTCTGTGAGTTCTAAAAAACTAATCATTTGTACACCACATGAGGAGCAGCTGCATCAGATTGGGATAATGAGTATGCTGCAATATTATCGCATACTTTATTTGCTATGCGTTTGTTGTCTTCTAACTGTGCAACAAAGAACATACTTCTAAATTTAGAAAATCTCCAATCTGCTCCACTTACTCGACCAATCGTTTTTGCACTTGCTTTTTTAATCCATTTTTCTTTTTGTTCTGCATTACCTTTACCAACTAATCCCACATACATTTGATAAAGTTCTTCTAAAAATGGTGGTTTTCCTTGTGAAGCAAGTGTCTTTAATTGTGCATTGGTATAAGGAAACTTTGTTAAAGTAGTATTATTTATCATAATAGCTTCTAATACCCCACCGCCTATCTTACCAGCACCCACGCCTGCTCCTGCTCCTTTTGCCTCACCCTGCCAAGAACTTGCAGTAGCAAAAGTTCGAAGTTGCATCCTTTGTTTTCCCAATCCAATGTACAAATCCTTTGAACTGAAATAATCCTTCGGTTTCTCGTAACCTCCATATTTTACTGGCCTACGAATAAATCCAGTTATATTTTTCTCTTCTATTGTGACACTCCCAGACGCTAATTTCAAGGAAATACCAATTAAATCTCCACTATCGTACCGTTCTTTTAATTCGTTAGTAAGTTCTCCCAAAGTTGAAAATTGGTTAAAATCAAAAGTCGTACCATTTTTTACTGCCCATATATCAGCTGGTGTCCATTTATTGATATTAGAAAATGGTTTAGGTTTTTCTGCTTTATTTAATTCCTTAAACCTATTCTCTATTTCCTTAACAAAAGCAGAGCCCCTGTGCCAAGTATAGTTTGTTCCCTTTATATTTTTCTTTAGTGCATTACCAATTAGAATACTAGAGTCCATCCATGCTTGTGAAAATCCATTTGCGATTGCATCCAAAGATTGATCTACATCAAATGCAGAACTATACGTTCCCCAAGAAGATGCATCCAGTTCATCTCCTACTGATAGTTTTGCTCCACCAAATATAGCAGCTGCATATATGCATTGAGCACATTCCATCAAACCTGTCTGTTCAGCACCGCCGCCTGAACCCTTACCACCACCAAAAGCAGCAGTTTTTAATATATCGTTAAGTTTAATTTTATCACCAGCATCAGTAACAAATGCTGGTTTATATCGTGACGGGCGAGTTTCAAAAGCAGAGGAATAATCACCACTTTCAGCAGCAATTCTATCAGTATCAGATATCCAATTTAAGGTTACTGATCCTTTAGTGGTTTCTAATTTAGTTTGATTTTTGATAGCATCAAAAAGAACTGTTGATCGTAATTCATTAGAACCAGGCAATTCCTTTTGTAATACTTTTATATTGATACCTTTAACAGCTTCAAAAAGACTTTGAACTTTATCGACAGGGGGAATATACGACTCATCTCTGGGTCTTAACTGTGATACGTATTTTTGTAGCGACATCCAAAGTTCTCCATATATACTATAATGTATTTATAAGTTTAATGTATTACCTTTTTTTAAAAGAAATCCTCTAAATTACCACTCTCTTTTGCAGCATACTTACCAATAAGTCTTTCACTCTTACCAGCTGTTCCTATGGTAGCAAGTCTATTATCGCAGTATGCAACGCATGAGAAGCGTTCTCCTGTACCACTAATAGGTGTTACACCATGTATCTCTCTACTATCTGCAATAACAACGCTATTATCTGGTGCATCAATTCCTATACCATATCTTGGAAAGGATAGGTAAGCTCCCTCATAATCACCTTCACGAAATACGCACATGGTTGTCATACCAAATTCTGTATCACCACTATCTATATGGCAACTCATCTGTCCTGTTTGACCCGAATGATATCTGTTGGCAGATAGAGTAGTGAAACTACCCATACGATGCTGTGGTTGTATATTGTTTTCTGCAAACTTCTTTTGTTTGTTGTATATCGTAGGATTAGCTTTCTGAAATGCAATATCGTTATACTCACTGATACCATGCAATACCTCAAATTCTTCTGGATGACTCTTTGTCCAACCAGAACTATCGATACCACCCGTAAAGCGTCCTCTCTTATACCCTATCATCACTGATCGTATAGAGTTTGCATATGCAATCATACCCCAACCGCCATTCTTCTTTCTTGTGTAATAGCTGTTTGGTGTTCTTAGTTTATAATCCTCACCCTCTATCAGTCCTTTACTTTTCA